TGGAACTGAAGAAGATTTCCTTCTTCATGCAGCGCAAGCGGGAACAGGCCAAAACGAAAAGATTCAAACCTATTGTGAGGTAACGTATGGCTTCCAAAGAGGACTTACTCGCCGCCTTAGTCGCATACAACCCGAACAACTACGTGCCCATCGATAAAGTAGTACTACCACATTTTGAAGTTCCCGAGCGTGCCTATTACAAAAAGGAATTGGTTGCCGCTCTCACATCTGATGCAAAATTCCTTATACGCCTCATACTCAACACACCTGACGATCTCATCTCCACATTGTTCCAAGACAACGGTGATGTGCGGCGTACAGTTCTCACGGACATTCTAAAGCTTCGAGGATGGAGACCTTCTAAGATTAAAGAAGTCCAAGGGGAAGTCAAAACATTCGTCCGGAATTATTACGGGAGTTAATATGCCTTTGAGGATTCACATAGAATCCTCCTCACTAACTACCATCTGTAAAGAGACCAGAAAACTGGTCAATGACTTTTTGTCATTCCCTGCAACCAGATGGGAGATTGGTCCCTTCAAAAATAAAATAAAGAGGGGATACGTCAGGAGGATAATTGCGACCATTGAAGAGGACAACCAGAAGTTTTATTGCATTCCTACAGGACTTGTCCCTTCTGTGATAAGATTTCTGGAAACGAAAGGCCACAAACCGGAAGTCACTGACGACCGAGAACGAAGAGGAAAGATAGTAAAGCCTGAGTTACCTGGTATCGAGTTCCGAGGTGATCAGATGATGACGCTGAGGAGAGCTTTGACTCACCATAACGGTGTGATCATCGAACCTACAGGAACAGGTAAGACTGTCCTTGCCGCAGGTATCCTGTCCTCCTACGGTGTAGGGAAAGGCGGGCCAAAAGCCCTGTTCCTTGTCCACACCAAAGACTTACTTCATCAGGCCCTGGATGAGTTCAAGAAATTCGGGTTTCGCGTAGGCGTTTGGCAGGGGTCTACGTTTTCCTCAGGAGATGTCACAATCGCCACACGGCAGACGGCTGTGCGGAAAGAGCGTGATGCCTTCAAGGACTTCGGACTCGTCATCGTTGACGAAACGCACCACATCTCAGGATTCGCTGGCGATTACTTCGATGTCCTTTATCGCTGTTCTAATACTGTGTCACGTTTCGGTTTCACTGCCACGAAACCCACAACAATCGAAGCACGTTGGGCATTAGAAGCAGCCATTGGCCCCATCGTTTCAGAGAAAACTATAGCACAAGGAAATGAATTGGGCATTCTGGCTAAACCTAAGATAAAACTGATCTCCTATCAAGGAGATGAATGGACGGGGGAAGAAAAAGAATACCCCCAGTTCTACAAACGGTTCATCGTAAACAATCGATCTCGCAACAAGATTGTTGTGGATATTGCGGAAAAAGAAGCCAAGGAAGGCCGCTCTTCCCTCATCTTCATCACCAAGCTTGAGCACGGAAAATTACTTGAAACGATGATAAAGCGAAGAGGACTTGACTGTGACTTCGTTCATGGTGCATCTGATGCTGATACCAGAAACTCTACAAAGAATAAGATCCAGAAGAAAAAGTCTCTCATCGTCATCTGTTCTGTTATCTGGAAGGAAGGCGTCAGTATCAAATCCCTCAACAACGTTATCATGGCGGCAGGAGGCAAAGACCAGAAAGGCGTCTTGCAGGCCATAGGAAGAGGAACAAGACTGGATGAAGGTAAAACTGAAGTAAACATCTGGGACTTCATGGATCCGTATAGACATCTTGCAGAACATTCCATAGGTCGCGTCAAGATATACAAAGACGCGGAATGGGATGTGGAGGTGATTGCATGTGCATGAAGGTAAAAAGAAGGCAAAATATCTTCCGGTAAACGTTACCGCTGTACTGCAGGAATTGAATGTGTTTTACGCCGATCACGGCAAGAACGTTACAGTCGGTTGGGTAAACGTGAACTGCCCATTTTGCCATGATCCGTCTTGGCACTTAGGAATTAATCTATTGACCAACCGCTGTAGCTGTTGGAAGTGTGGAAGAAGGACTTCTTTTTGGTTTTATTTGAAAGAAAAGTTCGGCTTTGACAATTACAAGCTCGGCAGGCTGTTCGATAAGCACACACAGATAGGCCAATTTGGCCCTGTACGCGACGCTACCGAGCCTCTAGGCCATTTTGGCCGTGAATGCCTGAAGTGGCCTTCGAACGTCAAGGACAGCCCCCTCCCTATTCATGAGAAATACCTCAGAAAGAGAGGCTTTAATCCCCAGGAGATAGTGCCGTACTACAACTTGAAGTTCACCGGCCACAATTCGAAGTACACGAAAGACGATAGAACCCAGATAGATTTTAGATACAGAGTATTGGCCCCCGTAATCATGGGCGGCAAGACAGTCAACTTCATTGGCCGTGATGTAACGGAAAACGAAAGCGCAATACGCTATAAGAACTGCCCTAATGAGGAAGCAATTATCACTACCAAAGATTGTCTTTACAATTCTGACGGAGTGAAGGATATAGCCATAATCGTTGAAGGTCCTACAGACGTTTGGAACGTAGGCTTCGGGGCAGTAGGTGTTATCGGTATCAAAGTAACGAAACGGCAGATAGCGTACTTGCAGGAACTGCATTTACAGAAAGCTGTCCTTCTCTTTGACGAAGGCGCAAAAGAAGAAGAGGATAAACTGAATGACATCCTCAGTATTTTCATACCAGAAGTATTTTCTCTCGATGAAATATGGGACGATTACGATGACCCAGGTAATTTAACGAAGGCCCAAGTAAAGGAAATCAGAAACTTAGTATTTAGGAGATAGTCATGTCTACGCAGAAAATTTCCCGAATTTTCCCTGTTCCCACTTATATGATCAAGGACAACACGCTTTTCAAAATTTATAAGGCTTTGCTGGAATGTGCTGATGTCTACGGCAGGATCTACACGACCAACGAAGAAATTTCCAGGATGATTGGTGTCTCTGAAACTTCTACTGTGGTAACTACTGGTATCAGCAAGCTGAAAGATATGGGTGTCGTGGAACGTATTAAGAAGACTTCTCGGTCCCATAAGATCGGTCTGAAACGCATCCTTCAGCTTTGCCCTCCGTACGATAAGTTGTCCGTTGCTTTTCAAAAGCAGGGCTCTATCCCCGCTACTGACTTTCTCAAGGAAATGAGGAACCTGTGATGAACGTACTTTGTTTGCAAAATTTAACTGTGATAGGAATGAAGTGCCCGAACTGCGGAATGTACATCAAAGCATATCTAACTCCTGACGACTACACTATGCTTTTAAATAGTGAAAATACGGATGCAGTAAAGTTCGTCGCCAATTTTGAGTGTACACAATGCCACAAAACGTGGAGCATTACGCTAAAAAGGCCGCAATGAGGGCCTTTATTTTTCAGAGTGATATATGTTTATAGAACACGCACGCACGAAAATATGTATTCTTTTTGATCTTATATTCTTATTTCTTATATTCTTATTTCTTAATATTATTAATATTCTTTCTTCTTTCTTTGCTTCTTTCTTTCTTCTTGAAACCCTAGCAACATCTTGAAATTTTTAAGATTTTTAAGAAAGAAGAAAACCATAAGAAATAAAGAAAATAAATTCTTACCGCACAATCAATATTTGCCGGGGGAGAGTTCGTTCCACTCACTCTTACCGGAAAGAAATTATTTTATTAGCGACCAAGCTCCTAAAAATTACATGAAAACCAAATTTATTTGGGGCGGCGCAGCCGCAACCTCATAAAGTTTCAAATATATGCTAATATGAAATTGGCAGCACTGCTAGACACAATTATGGAGGCTTTATGGCCATAAAACCACTGGGCTTTAAGCAGGAAAAGAAGCCCTTGAAAGGAAAGTTAGTTCATTTTGAGCCATTTGAAGAGGAATTTATGGCTTTTTGGAAATCTTTAGGTTTTTCTACACCCAAAGATAAGACTGCAAAATACTATAAAAAGAGTGTGAGGTACTTGCGTTATCTTCTTCGTGGAGAGAAGTTTTTCTGGTTGGATCGCCCTCTTTCTATAAAGGAAATTCAGCATTTTTGTATTATCTTTAAGGAACACGCAGAACTGAATAAATTCTTTGAGAGTGAAGGAAGAAAGTATGATCTGAAGAAATTTTATTTCCATCAGTTCGTGCTATCTTTTTCCGGCCATTCTTTTCTACGTGACATTTTGGAAGGAAAACTAGCTTCCGTCGAAGTAGACGACGATTTGGCCGCATTTGCCAACGAAATATCGATTCTTATACGGAAAAATTTGAAGCGGGAGGCTGGATTCTCTTCTGGAGAATATGCAAGAATCCTCAGCTTTGCGAAGACAATACAATCTTTTTTCAATAACAACAGAGGGAAGATAGCTTTTGGTGTAGATGCGCTATCCCTAGTAAAAGCATCGTACAAAGTGATAAATGAGTTTCGAAAGATAAAGGGTATAACCAGTAACGTACTCATTTATACAGGTAATTACGCTGCCGGTGCTGCTTTAGAGCAGGCTATGGATCAGTTCTCTTACTGGAAGATTTATGAGAAACACGAGGATGACAAGGCCATTGTTACGAAGGATCCTGATAAGGTTCGCCGTGTCATAGAAGAACAGAAGAAGAAGGAAGAAGAGAACCTGCCTGATATAGTTAAACGCAGAAGAGAGGAGATGCGAAAAAATGGCACTGTCTGCAAACCAAAGGATACGGATGAAGATTGCTCACGTAGGGACGAATACCTCAGAAAAAAGAAAGAAAAACGTAACCCCTTTGGCCGTTGACAGCAGGCAGCTTTTTCGGATAATCGTGATTCTGATCTTTACAGAAAAGGTGATAACCGCTAATGCTAACGCTGATCCTACGAAGACGATCAAGAAGCAGAGATACCTGTTTGATGCAAGCATTCAGCATATTTGGGACTGTCTTCCTAAGGAAGACGTACCCTCTGATAATATTTCTTCTGCTCTTAGGATGATTTATAATTTTGCTTCTCGTCGGGACGCTGTTTGTGTTAGAACATTGCTCAACACCAGCTTGGAACTAATAAACCACTTAAAAACATTCGTTATAGACCCATTCCCTCTTGCTCATTTGTTGAATGTTGAAAGCTCGGTGTACAAAATTCTTCAGGAATATGATCCTAATATAAGTCATGATGAATCGTATAAAACGGGCGTCGAGCTTGCTGATGAGATTCTAGCTTACCTGGAGCTGTTATGATGTCTTCTGTTCGCTGTCCCAACTGTGGCTCTATGCTTGACGTATGTGTGAACACAGATTTTATCACACCGTAAACATTTGCTGTCATGGCTGCTATACTTGCTTTTTGGCAACTCCCGTGCCGTTCGATCTTCCGAAGAAACCTAAAATCGGGATACTCTATTCCTTTACTGAGTGGGGTGGTTATCCATGTTCAATTTCGCAGGAAATGTGACAGACACGAAAACCGGCAAAAGTAAGTTCGTATTGTTATCTCCTGGTAAAGATTTCTGGAGAGATGATAAACGAATACGTTATGACAGGGTTACGGGGAACGGCGTGCTGGCCCGAAGACTTCACCTAGACACCAAATCCATATTTCCTATATTTTTCACCCATACTGGTCATATCAAGCACAACGCTTATGATCACGCTAAGGGTTCTGGTAAAAAGGTGTTTCTCGTCGGCTACGCTAGAGGCGTGTGGATGACACACCAGAAAGAGTTATTCCACGCCGGTCACGGATTTCATCTCATGATGAAGAATGATGAGATTTTGCCGGGTGACTACAGAAGGTACTTGGTTCTGTGCTCTGTCGAAATGCTATCATACCCCATAGATTTCAGAAAGGTTGAGGTTTTTAGAAATGTCGCGTAACTGTGAAACGCTTCGGAAAGAACTTGAAATAGAGAGGAGTATTACTGAGAAGATGGAGTTTGCCATACAGGCAATGCTCCTAGGCGATCTACATGCGTATCACCACATGCGTGATGCTTTACAATTCGCTGAACATCAGCGAAAGGAGGCCGAAAATGCAAGAAGGATTCAAGATTTGCCTCGACTGGCGGGCGGGAAGGGATCTTCCTGACATTCCAAACAACGAGATTCTGGATAAGATTTCAGACACCGTTATTGAAATGTCAATCGAGAATGGGAAATTGGCTAGGACTCTGCACGACGTAATGTTTCGAATCTTCGGTAAAAAAGAACTTCCTGCTGAGGATGTAAGCTACATCCGCAACGTTGTCATTGGTAATTTGGGGAGAGTATATGCCGATCCTTGCACAGAGGAAAAACACAAAGACTGAAGAACTCATCCTGACGGGAATGATCGTCAGCGATGAGTTTTTTTCTGGGATACGTTCCGTAGTCAAGACGGATTATTTCGCAAATACATACACATCCAGGGTCGCAGAATGGTGCATAGACTATTACAACAGTAACGGTTCTGTTCCGTTCGAAAATATCTTCCACATCTTCGAGGCTGAGAAAGACAGTTTACCCAGAGAAGACATTCAGGTTTTATCGGCATTGTTCACAAGAATAGGCGAAGTCTACGATACAGGCGATAATTTCAATCATCAGTATTTGCTCCACAGTGTCACTATACCTTATTTCGAAAAGAGAGAAGTAGAAATAAGAGCGCAAAAAGCACTAGGCTATTTGCAGAAGGATGACGTAGAATCGGCAAAGAACATTCTCAATGATCCCATAAGGCTGAGGGAATCTGCAATACATATTGTAAACCCTTTTGAGCCGGAATACGTTGAAGACTCTATCTTCACGATAGAAGAGCCGTTGTTCCAGTTACAAGGGGCATTAGGAAGATTGCTTGGGCCTATACAAGAGGGCTGGCTGATTAACCTGCAGGGAGCTATGAAGCGAGGAAAATCGAACTTTCTTTACGACATAGCTTTTTTGTTGGCGGCATCGAACATCAAGGTTTATCACGTATCCCTTGAGATGAAGCGTAGAGACTCCGTACTCAAGTGGGCCAAGAGAATGACTGGTTGTAGCACAGAGGCGGGAACAAAGATTTATCCATGCTTTGACTGTGTGAAGAATCAGGCGGCTACCTGCGATAAGATCCAAAGGCCCGATCAGCCCGCCCTACTTTCCGAGAAGGGAAAGAAACCCAAGTACGACATTGATCACCCACACATTCCGTGTACGGCTTGCAGAGCAGACAATGACTACTACACGGACTTTGAGCCAGCTACATGGTTTCAGCCCGTGCTAAAGTCGTACATAGGCACGAATTACAACTTGAAATTGTTGGAAACATTCAATAGGTACTATGGTCACAACATTCGCTCAGTGACATACCCTAAGTTCAGTGTGTCTTTTCAAGACATTGTGCGAGACATGGATGTTTACACACAAGACACTGGCTGGATTCCGAAAGTATTTATCATCGACTACCTTGACGTTACAAGACTGCCCAAGTCAAGCAATGGCAGAGATTCTTACGACGAAGTGTGGAAACGTGCTGCTGGCTTCAGCGATGAACGCGCCATAACCGTTATCAACGTTTCTCAGCCAAACAGAGGCGGCATCATAAAGAAGTCGATGGATGAGACAGACACCTCTGAAGACATTCGCAAAATGGCACATGTGGATGTGTGGGCAACTCTCAATCAGTTACCCTCAGAAAAACGAGACAAGTGTGCTAGAATAGGCTTAGTAGCGCACAGACACCATGATTTCGATAAGACCAAGCAAGCAATGATTTTACAGGATATTGACACAGGCCAGTTTGTTTTGGATTCTGAAATTGTTCACGTAGAAAGCGATGAAGAGGAGTAACACATGGAAAGTGATAAAATTTTGAAATCTTGCCCTGTTTGTGGAAAGATAAAGAAGAATCTTTCTCTGCATTTTACAAAGGTCGATGATGCAGCCCATGAAAAATTTTTAGAGAGGGTGTATTTTGTTGTTGACCCTCTTCTTTCAGAAAATTATTTGTTTGAAATTATATCTCTAATAGAGGAACAACACGAGGAGTTTGCTAGTGTTTGTACGGAAAGGTTTCTAGCTCTTAGAAGAGAAGCCTTGGGTATCTCCGGAAGAAAAGTAGTAGGGAAGAGAAGATTGGGGGAGTGTAACCCCGCCAAAAATACGGAAGTGCGTATAAAAATCTCGGACGCAATTAAAGAAATGTGGAAAAGCGGCGATTACTCGGACAGAATAAACGGTATGATGGGTGTGTGTGGTTCCGATCATCCTGGTTGGAAAGATGAAAAGCATACACCTCTATACTTTGCAGAGAAGAATTACAGAGAATTTTTAGGGCATTTCCAAGATATAACACAGTGCTCTTGCTGTGGTAAGATTTGTGAAACTAATGTTCATCACATAGATGAAAACCATGAAAACTTCTTAATTTCGAACTTGGAACCTTTGTGCATTTCTTGCCATGCTGATTTGCATTATGGAAAAAGGAAAATGCCTTATGTGACTATAGGGAAGTTTTTCCGTTTCGCGGGGGCACATTTTCTTCCCACACATCCCAGACTTTGCAAGCACTGGCACGGCCATGAATGGCGCATGGAAGTACAGATTATGAAGAGGGTTGACAAGACCACAGGTATGGTTTTGGATTTTTCTGATTTGAAGAAGGCAGTTAAATCCTGCATTGTTGATAAACTGGACCATAACATGCTAAACGATTTTTTGGTAAACCCCACGGCTGAAAATATTCTTGTGTGGTGCTGGGAACGTTTGATGTTTGATGGTCTTTTAAAGGGTATAAAGAAAATAACTTTGTGGGAAGCAGAGGATTCCTGGGCCTCTTTGGATGTGGATGGGATGCTTTCTGTTTTCCGCGGCAATATTGAAAATTATGTAGAGAAAGAATGGTACGAAGCATGAACTTCCAAGACTTCGATAGTGCCATAACAAGGGCAAAGGCATACAAGGTTCCGTGTGTCATTTGTAAACTTTTGAATCCAACCACACCACTGAAAAGGCGGAACCCATTCTTCATAATGAAAATCGAATCCTTTCATTCTGGTATTCTCAAAATGGCGTCTATTGAGGCTTGCACGGTTCCTTTGGTGCCCGACGACATTTGTTGCTGGCACTCCACTTCCAAAATACAGACGGATATATTTAGGAGGCGGTAATGTGTGAATGCCCTATGTGTGAAATGGATTATGCTCCCGTAGAAGAAAAAGTTTATGCCGCAATGGGGAGTGGTAAACGTGTTATGATAATCAACAATGAAATGGGTGTGAGGTCTGAACGTATGGAAAAAATTCTTATCGGCATGAGCGAAAGGAGGCCGGTGGAATCTGAGAGAAAATACACCGGCTATACGACGTTTGTGCGGCAAGGCCGCAAGATAGGCCGCAATGAGCCGTGCCCCTGCGGTAGCGGCCGGAAATTCAAGAAATGTTGCCATCGCAGCGCAGGCTTTACGCTCATTGAAGTGCTGATCATCATTGCCATCATAGGCATCCTTGCCGCCATAGCTATACCCGCCTTTATGGGTAAAGGCGGCTACAAGAATGGTGATTATTCCATGGGTATAGGTGGCATTGTCGAAACTCGTTGCATTGGCGGCTACCAGTTTGCCGTTGGTGCTCGTGGCAATCCCGAACAGATTTTGGATAATAATGGCAAGGGTATTCCTTGCGGGAGCAAATAGTATGAGTTCTTATGAACTGGGATTTAGTGATGTTTTCACCTCTATCAACGGAGAAGTGTCTCCTTGTAAGCAGGGATCGATAGCCACTTTTCTCCGCCTGTCTCATGGCTGCAATTTGCAGTGTCCCTGGTGTGACACAATCGGTCACACTGAAAGAAAGTTTCGTTTGCTTGATTTCGAGGAAAACAAAATCGAAAAGGCCCTAAGTAAGATGAACGAAGGACCTATCGTCAAGAACATCACGATTACTGGTGGTGAACCCATGCTCGCCCATTATCTTATGAAGCAGCCTTTTGTTCATTTGCTGCGGAGCTTGCATGGCCTGGGTCATTCCATCGCAATAGAGACAAATGGGACATATCGATTGCCCGACGCTTTGCGATCCTTTGTCAAAGGCTTTGTAGTTGACTACAAATTTTTTCTTTTGGATATGGGGTGGAAAATAGAGAAGGCTTTTGCTGCAAGTAAGGATCTGCGCTCCGAAGATTACGTCAAACTTGTCATTGACAAAGAACATCACATAGGACTTGCAAAACAATTTCTGTCATACTATACAAGCCTTGTCGCACCTGAACAACACCCAACATTTGCAGTTTCCATTATCAACGAAGACGGCAAACATGTTTTGGAACCTATGCGAGTCATCAAAAGCTTCGCTGATGATGGTTATAACATTTTGTTGAATGTTCAGATCCACAAATTTCTCAAAGTACCTTAAAAATCGTTTTTACGTCTGTTAAAATCGAACAGAAGAAAACGAAAGAGCCACAAAGGAGGGCTTATGGACGTCAAGGAACTCAAAAAGTATTCCAAGGAGCTGAACAAGCACCTGGACGGGGAGATCGGTGAAATTGATCTTACCCTGGGAGAGGAAGAACTTCTGGAAGCTTTCGTCACGAAGCTTGCTGAGGTGCAGGATGCCAAACCCGAAGTGATCAAAGACCTGTCCGAAGGTCTGATCGACTTCTACAACGAGATGATCTCGGAAATGTTCTCCGGTGAAGAAGGAGAAGAGGGCTCGGAAGAAGGCGAAGAAGCCTACGAGGAAGCGCCCGAAGAACCCGAAGAGCAGCCCGCACCGAAGGAAAAGGCCAAGAAGCCGGGCAAGAAGGAAGAAAAGAAGCCCACCAAGAAGGAAAAGGAGCCGAAGGCTGAGAAGCCGAAGAAGGAAAAGAAAGAAAAGGCTCCGAAGGAACCCAAGCCGCCCCGCGAGAAGAAGAGCGGCAAGAAGACCTGGCTGACCGAAGAGCACAAGACGGCCGGTGGTGAAACCCGCCAGCGTTTCGGCAAGGTCAAGGCTTTCTACAGCCACCACAAGGGTTCCGGCTCCAACTTCGGCAAAGAAGAGCAGCCGAAGGACGCTCTGGGCGCAGTGCTCGGTTCCGGCACGGCACAGATCAACGAGATCCTGCTGGGCAAGGGCGCTACCATCGCCACCATCGCTGAAAAGCTCGGCACGAAGGAAGGCCGTGTCAAGAACCACATCTACGCGCTGAAGCGTAGCGGTGTCGAGTTCGAAGTCAAGGACGGCAAGTACAAGGTTTCGAACATTCCTGAAGACTACTACAAGCAGGCGTAGCCATGAACGAAGATTTGGACAGGGAGAAATTCCTTCGCCAAAGGGAAGTCGAAAACAGGCTTTACGTTGCGCTCAGGGACGGGTTGGGGTTGAACATGGGCGACCCCAACCTGATCGACACTCCGAAGCGTATTGCCAAGATGTGGTGCCAGGAGTTCTGTAAAAACGTTGGTATCGAATACGAATCTTACTCTGCGTTCCCGAACGATCATGGGTATGACGAAATCATCGTATCTGACACCATTGAATTCGTGAGCATGTGCAGTCATCATTTCTTGCCGTTTTACGGTAAAGGCTGGATCGCATACATGCCCGATAAAAAACTCGTCGGCCTTAGTAAAATGAGCAGAGTGTTACAGCACTACGCCGCAAGGCCGCAGCTTCAGGAGAATTTGTGCAAGCAGGTTATCGACAACTTTGTCGGCCACATCGAACCGAAAGCTTGTATGGTAATTCTGAAAGCAACACACGGCTGCATTGCCTGTCGAGGTGCGAATCAGCCGAATCAGAAAATGATCACCTCGGCTGTTTACGGCAAAGCATCTGAACTGTCTTTCAAAACGGAAGTTTTCAATTTGATCAACTTACCTTAGGAGGGTAATATCATGGCCAAGGAAAAAAATAAGAAGGCTGCTGAAGTCGAAGAAACCGCTGTCGAACCGGAAGAGAACACGGCTGTTGCCGAAGACGATCTCGAGGGTGCCGAAGACAACGAGAACGAAGGGGTTGACGACGCCGATCTGCCCGAGTATATGAAAGTTGGGCGCGACACAGTGGACGACTTGGACGATGCCACGAAGGTCCAGTATCTTGAAGAACTGACCAAGGCAATGTTCGGGTACTCGGCGGACTTCATGAACCAGGCGGATGCGTTCGGAGCCAGAAACATCCTCATCGGTGCAGGTCGCGCCAGAAAGGCCGCCGTGATGTTCCGCAAGTGCGTCACTGCCTACAGATTGCTCTCGATCCATGTCGCACGGCTGAAGCGGGCTGAGAAGGCCGAAGCGAAGGAATCGAAAAGAACCGCAGAAGCGGAAGAAGCCAAGGCAGCGAAGACTCCGAAAAAGGCCGAAGAGAAGGCTCCTGCGGCCAAGCCTGCGGCCAAGAAACCGGCCAAGAAGTAGATCGTGGCCGCATAATTCCCGAAAGGCAGTTATCGAAAGGTAACTGCCTTTTCCTTCCATAGGTGCTATATGAGCTTATTCCCTGACGAGATCACAGTGTATGTCATCATGAAGTACGAGGAACAAGTGCCCGGCCTTGCTGTTTCCGTACCTATTGGTGTGTTCAAAGGCAGTAAAGAAAATCTGGACACCTTCATGAAAAGGCACTACGATGATACCAAAAAGTACCACACTGTTAAAGTGCCCCATTACTGCGAAAAAGGTGAACTGTGTTGTGGTTGTAAGCTTTACGAAACAAAGGAGGTTTGAACATGGATAAACACATTATCTACTTTCCCCTTGAGCCGTACAAAGAACGCTATATTTGACACACATAATAAATCATGTCATAAATGTGTCAAATATGGAGGCTTGACATGATTTGCAGAGTACCAGAATGCTACAACAAAGTATATGGTAATCAGGATGTTTGTAATAAACACTATAAGCAACTGCTTTACCACGGAAAAATACGGGAAAGAACACAACACACGCTAAATTCTTGGGAAAGAACAGAACAAGGATATCTTTTTTCTTTGTACTTTCGGGGAGGTGGCGAAAGGCCAGAGAAATTTCTTATCGATCACGAATCTTTTGAAAAAGTTCGGTACCATAAATGGTGTTATCAAGGAAGATACGTCAAAAATAAAAATCTGGGGTTGTTACATAGATTTCTTTTGGGTTACCCGGATGATCCCATAGATCACATAAATGGTGATTGTCTGGATTATAGAATCCAAAATTTGCGTATTTGCAGGCACAAAGATAATATACGGAATTCAAAGTTATCCAAGAACAATAAAACAGGGTTTGTTGGTGTTTGTGTATACCATTATGATAAAATGCGCTACGAAGCGTACATACATGTAGATAGGAAAAAGATTGGACTTGGAATACATGAAACTGCGGAAGAAGCCGCCAGAGCTTATAATGAAGCGGCGGTAAAGTATTTCGGAGAATTTGCGAGACTAAACAAGATACCGGAGGAACTATGACCAAGACTATTATTCATTTCCCTTTGGAACCGTATAAAGAAAGATACACGGAACAGCTTTGTGCTGATGAGGGGGGCTGGTTGTCTTCTCGTTGGAGAGAAAACGATATACCTTTCATAAATATTAAAGGTAAAATGCTTCGGGAAGACAGGTCAATAAAATCCGGGTCTGTTCTTGATGCAAACGGCAGGGGTTACTGGGCAACCACACAAATTGCTGAGTTTTTGAGAAGATATGAGAAAGGAGAATTTGATTACAACCACTCTGTTATCTACTTCTCCGACTTCTGGCATCCCGGCATTGAAGCATTGGCCTATACGTTTCACATTACGGGTAAACGTATCCCCATGTACGCTATGCTACATGCCCAGTCCGTGGATATTTTCGATTTCACCTATCCTATGCGAAACTGGATGCGTCACTTCGAGAAAGGCATCGGTTCGATCCTCGATGGCATTTTTGTTACTTCGAAGATTCTCAAGGATCTTTGCCTGGAAGCAGGTGTAGGCAATAACGACAACCTGTTTATTGCTGGCCTGCCGTACAACTCCAAGTGCGTCATGCTGCAATACTTCCCCGAGAAGCTGCCGGAAAAGAAACGGCAGGTCGTCTTCAGTTCTCGCCTCGACTGGGAAAAGAATCCCTTGTTCTTCTTGCAGGTGGCTGCTATGGTAAAGGAAATCGATCCTTCTATCAATTTCGTATTCACTACTTCCAGTAGCGAGATTCGTTCGAATGATCCGCAGATCAAAGCCATCTTCGACTCCGTTGCGCCTTCCCTGGTCGAAGTGCGCAAGAACCAGAGCAAGCAGGACTATTACAATACTCTGCTGGAAAGTACCGTTCAATTTAACTGTGCCTATCAAGACTTTGTGTCCTGGACTCTTCTGGAAGCTCTCACCTGTCGCTGCAACCCCGTATATCCGTTCTTCCGGTCATTCCCTGAAGTATTGCCCTACAACTTCATGTACACGCCTGAGAACGTGGAAGACGCCGCAAGACTGATCCTTCAGAACATGGGTCCGTTCCACGAAGAACTGGTAAACATCGTGCTGGCTTTCGACAAATCCTGGCAACGTATGTACGACTTCATGAATTCCCATCGCTCTATGCACCACACAATCGCTCCTATGTACGAAGACAGCAGGATGGCCAATCTGATCAACGCCAAATAACCATGGGGGCGAAAGCCCCCTTATGAGGTAACAGATGAAGAGTTTTCTGATCATCGTAGCATCCATTCTGTTTACCTGTGCTATGTATAATATCATGTCTGCCAACTACGCCAACCGTGTTGAAGCCCGATATATTCATGTCGTACCTGAAAAAACTAGCAATTCGTGTGTAGTATATAAGATGGACGGCACAACTGTGATCGTTATTGACGACAAAGTGGGGAGGAAACTAAAATGAAAAAGTTTCTGATTTCCTTCATTTTGGGTTCTTTGGCTCTTGTACCCGTTTATGAGATCGAGGGAGAACAAGTGAAGGTTGGTCCTAATAAGCAGGTTGAAGCGACTATTACTGTTGACAGGAACAATCGTGTTCACGGCTACGTTGAAGACAGTGATCCTACGAAGTTCTTCCCCGAAAAAAGAAAAGTAAAAGGCGAGTGGAAATCTAATGGTGTCATAGAGGTTAAGGACAAGTATGGATACAAGTACAATCTGAAACCTACCGGAAAGAAAATGATTGGTGAAAGGAGAACTTACACGCATGATTACCGTTACCGTAGACAGAGTTCTGAGCACAAGTGATCGTTTGAAGTTTGAGAAGACAATTCGTGAAATCCTGTGTAATGACTCCTTATACTTCGAGTATGGTTCAGGGGCAACAAAGGAAGTCACAATGGCTTGCCCCCTTATAGGGTCTGATCTAAATTTTGAAAGCACACCTGTGCGGTTTAACATGCCCGAAAATGGTCCTTTCAATGTCAAGTTTACCCAGCAAGATGCGGCACAGTTTGATTTGGTAGTGGAAAATTTCATCAAACGCAAGACAGAGAAAAAGGAGGAAAAGCCTATGAAAACAGCATCGATTCTTCACGTTGCAGTAACGGTTGCAGGCGCACACAAGTACCCTGAGAGCACCCGAGCCTATTTGAGAGCCCTGCATCGCCACGACTTCAAAATCTCGGTTAACATTGGGGTAACTGATCTCAATCGCCAGTACGAATTTTACGATGTGCAGGAAGGCTTGATCGCAGCCCTGGACAGTCTGTTCGTGAAAATCGACAAACACACCTACAACTTCGGTACTCGTTCGTGTGAACACATCGCCCATGAACTTTTTCCTGTTCTCAGCAAGAAGTATCCCATTGTCACTTCTGTGGCTGTGTTCGAAGATGAGAACAACGGCGCAACGGTTCTTCTCGATGAACCCATGAGAGAGCTTACCAAGCTGCGTTTCGGGCACGGCGGTGTCGTGTCGGGGTTGTGATATGGAAGAGAAAGATCCTGAAGTTCCTAGCATCTGTACGAACTGTCAACGGCATTTAAAGGCATGGGCGGAATCTCGCCGCCCTGCCTGGAAAGGATGCAATCTTCTACTTGACGAACACTCCGGTGTTGATGATCCGGAAAAAACAGGTAATGACATTTTCTGCGAAGAAATGGCAATGGGTTGGGTAACAAACGGCGGTATGGCCTTTAACTATCAAATTCTTAATAAAGGGACTACGAAATGCCGGTACTTCCAGCAGAAGTAAAGCCTGAATTCTCCTTAATGGTGGACTCAGGGGCTCACGCTATTTTTGAGGGTTTTGTTCGTTGTGGCACAGGCATCTGGGATAGGCATTTGTGGAATTGGTCCTATTACGGTTCAGAACCTTTTTGGCAGTACGTCGATGATTACGCAGAATTTTTAAAGGTGTATAAGGACATCTTTAATGTTTACGTCACCCTCGACGCCATTTACGATCCCAAGACTTCCTACGAAACGTTCATATACCTCAGAGAAAAGCACGGCTTGAACCCTCTGCCTGTTTTTCATTATGCTGAGAATATCGAGTGGTTGAAGAAATACATGGAAGTCACTGACTACATAGGTATTTCTGGCCTTGGTCAAGGCATCAACAAAAAGGATTACATTCAGTGGGCTGATCGTGTATTTAGTCTTGTGTGCTCCGGTAAAGATCATCTGCCGAAGTACAAGATTCACGGCTTTGCTCTCACTTCCACGGAGCTTATTCACCGTTGGCCGTGGTATAGTGTTGATAGTTCTTCGTGGGTTCAATTCTCCCAATACGGGAAGGTGATCATCCCCAAGATGATCGGCAACAAGCGTTCTTACAAGGTAAAACCCTATGAAGTTTTTGTATCCACTCGAAGCCCTGCTATCGGAAAGGACGATGAACACTTTGAAACTCTTTCAAAGATGGAGCAAGGCTATATCCTCGATTATCTGGCGTCGTTGAATATCGCCTACGGCAAATCTCATTTCAAGATTGTCGATGCGGATTACGAGTGTGCAGAGCATGAAAAGCCGTGGGGAAAAGCGGAGAACGGCAAAAAGAAAATAGAAGTCATCGAAGAGTTCGGTGTATCCAATCGCCATGAATATCGTGACATGGTAAACTATCAGTTTTACGTGGATTTGGAACGTTCTGTTCCGCCCTGGCCCTGGCCGTGGAAACGTGCAACGAACAGATTCGGTCTTATCAAAGCCTAGGAGGTGTTATGGCCTGCGATTTATGTGGTACATCTGACCATAGTATTCGTGTACACAAAGAATACAATGCACAGTTCCGTGGAAGAAACTTTCGTAAGATCGTTTCCGGTCATCGCTGTATGCAGTGTGAGTGCGCCTGGATTGACCCGGAACAAGACCTAGTTCTGGAGAGGGAATATCAGGCATTCGTGGCCAGGGTTCTTGAAGAAACCAAGGACTGTACTTGTGTCTGTTGTGACGACAATGAAACCTGCAAGTACCGTTGGGACGCCTATAATACCAACGGTGATTGCCTTATGGCGAAATGATATGGAAGAACAACCTTTAGTATTCTGTGGAAAGTGCCAGTACTTTCTATGCTACCAAGAATGTTCAACCATTCTAATAGAAGAATGTAAATACGTCATAAGAACACGGGAGGTAATAACGCCTATTAGACGTTACACCGAAAAGGTTCACCCCAAACCTTACGTGGACAACATGAACAATCAATGTCCATATTTTCAGCCAAAAGTCATCAAGGAAAAACCTAAACCACCTGAGTCACGATTAGTCAGAGAAGGAGGAACCTGGTGAACAACTATGAACCCTGCAGACCTTGGAAAGATAAAGGCGAGTACCCTGTTGATTCTGAAGGTGTTCTTTACGTGAGTCCTTACTGGAAAAAAGCCCTGGCCTTAGCTGAACAGAGAAGGAAACAGAAAATTTACATAGTGGATGTCATAATTGTGATGATAATCATGTCCACGATACTTCATTACGGAAGGGAATATTTCAGATGAAGATTTATCTTGTTGGCAACTTCGATTTGCTAGTTTATCCGAAGAAAGAACGCGAGATGTACGATAGAATAAACGTACAGCAGAAGAAAGACTACAACAGGCTGGTTTCGTACTTTAACGTGGATAAGCTTAACGGTATCGTGGAACTGAAATACGAACACGAAAATATCGAAGCACCGTGTAAAAAGCCGAAAGAGTTTGTAAACTCTATTGGCGCAAAGGCGAACAAGAAAGCGCAGAAGGCTGCTAACAAGGAACGTGTAAACAAGGACGGTCTTGAACGAGCATGAGTAAGCTTTCCCTGAATGAAATTCGTGTGGTGCAGAATCTCTCGGTTAAGAAGAAGGTTTCTTTCACTCAGGTCCCCGACAAGCCATGAAAGAAAGCCTGTCTCAGGGTACTGCTCACACTGAGATCGATGGGTTCGATTCCCATCTGCCCCGAATCAAATTGAACTGGATTACTAAGGTTAGTGCCGACGCCCATGCACCGGCGATTAAGGCACGGCTGATAGTGGTAGAATATCCAGACGCGGGAGCAATAGACCTGACGCTCCCAAACTTTTCAGGAGGCACTATGCAGTTTGAAGAAGGAAAAACGTATCGTATTCAGTACGATACGAGGTTTGTGAAAAACGCTGAACCTTTCGATTGTGTGTGCGTTCGTGTATTTCCGGCAGGGTACCAGTTTTCTGATACTGAATACGAGAAGTACCACCATAGACTTCCTGGGAAAGGAATACCCCCTGCGGTAACAAAGTCTGTAGTTTATATTCTTCAAAAGAAACATAACGGAGGCTATGTCGTAATCCCTGAGAAGGGCGCACGTTATATAGGATCTGTTGAATTATTGTCATAATCATCTTTAGGAGGATGAAATGGGAAAGCTCCATGAACTTTTGGCTGTGGAAAAAGAAGCCGTCGGTAAGATGAACAAGATTCTCATCGAGGGCAAGGATACGTACAGCAAGCGCACTGATCATTTTTCGGGTTTCGTCAAGACCCTCTCTGTCTTCAAGGAAGAAGACAAGCATCTGGAAGAAGCTGCTTCGGAACGCAAGGAAATGGTCACGACCGTTCACGACAAGCTGGAATACGTTCTGGGTGCTGTGCAGGATGTCATCAACATTCGCTTACAGAAGGATTGTGCGAATGCGCAGGCACAGGCCAACATTGTGGTCGATGGCCAGACCCTGGCCACGGATGTTCCGGCCACCACTCTCCTGGCCCTGGAAGACATCCTGCGGGAACTTCGCATTATGTGTGACATGATCCCTACACTGGAACCCGGCGTCAAGTGGGTTGATGATCCGAATATGGGCAAGCATGTGAAGCGTGCTGAGTACCCGGAAAAGACGCTGCGTGCCAAGAAGAAGACCGTGTACGTTGAGGTTGCCAAGGCAACCGACAAGCACCCGGCACAGATTCGTGAAGAAACGCAGGATGTGAACATCGGCGTGTACATCACTGAAAAGTTCAGTGGCCGCATTTCACCCGCTGAAAAAGTCGTTTTGCTTGATAAAATCGAAAAGCTGACGGCAGCAGTCAAGAAAGCGCGTGCCAGGGCCAACGAGGAAGAAGTTCCGAACGTCACCCTGAACGTGATTTCGCAATATATTTTGTCATAATTTTTGGCCAACCTTAACTTTAGCCCAACTCAGGCTGAGAATGTACGTTCAAATCGTGCCGGGAGCCCCAAATATATGCTCCCGTCGTCTAAATGGATAGGACATCAGCGAGGGGCAGTTAGGATGAACCTCATTGTGAACTTACTAGCCAAACAACCTTAACCAAGATGCGAACTGTGGAGTAAATGTCGTCCCCAATAAGCCAAGACGCGGGTTCAAATCCCGTATCCCCCTCCAAGAAGGTGTGGCCCATCACAATTTCCTGGGGGGATTCGTACAGCGGGAGTATATGGCGTATCATCGTAAAGGATTGCATGTTACAAAGCACTAGCGGAACGCAGGACGCTTAATCGCGCATTGCAAGCAATACTAAGGGGGAGGGCATGGGTAGCTCTTCCCCTTTTCATTTCTAAAGGAGGAAATTATGAGGCTGAACAGTTATTACAGAGGAAAACTCCGGGCAGACATTTGTGAATTCATCGCAAAAGAATATGAGAATTCCGTCTTTGGCAAAGAATTCCGAGAAGTTACTGAAGAAGTGCGTCAGATGATTGTTACAGCGCGTGGTACTATAGTACCCGCTGGACACATGCCTATTCTGGAGGCCTACAAAGCCACGGAAAATATTGAACACTTCAAACTATCCAAAAGAATCAACACCGAGAACGAAGAGGAAGACGGTGTTATTTCCCACGGTTTCGTTATAGAATATCCCTATAGAGTAGAAACAGGTGATTTTTTGTTCTCTCCCGGCATCGTTGTTCCCCTCAAGTACAAGGATAAGGTTCTGAAGTGCTTCCTTGACACCACTCCCAATCCCGTATTAAATAGCGTTTTTGGTATCGTTGACAGATACCGCTGCGAAGTGTTGAAGATCAAAGGATCATACTCTCACATTCTGGAAACATCCACTACAATGAAAAGCCTTGTAAAGAAGGCTCCTGTTTTTCAGCAGTTCGTCCCCAAGTATATAAAGGATGAAGTGGAAACTGCACTTATCGAAGACGTTCCCGTAGATGATTCCCTCAAAACAATTCAAGCCTTTGAACAATCCATTACTAAGGAGTAATCATGCCGAAGCCTGTTAAGAAACCTGCCCCTGTCAAGGTTATCAAGAAAGGAAAAGAGATCAACATCAAGGATCTTATTTCCAAGCTGGATGCTGTCGCCCCCGGCCTTTCCAAGAAAGAAATTCTGGAACAGGCCACGCACTACATTTTTTCTGGCGAACGCATCATCACGTACAATGACAAGATCAGCGTCAGCACGCCGTATACCGAACTGTCTGAGAGTTTCAGTGTAAAAGCTGAAGATTTCTACAAGATTCTGAAAGGCATCTCGGAAGAAACAGCACACCTTCAGTTGAAAGACAACATGGTCATCATCACGACCGATACGACTGAAGCTGAACTGGCTATTACCACTGAAGAAAGCACTGTCATCGAGCTTTACAAGTCCCTGGACATCGAGAATCAGAAGACCAAGAAGCTCAAAGATCCTGCCGATTTCATCACGGCCTTGGACTTCTGCAAGTTCTGCGCCTCCAAAGACCTCACGGCTGATGCTCTTTTCTGTGTGTGCATCGACGGCACGAAGGTAATGGCCGCGGATGATATTCGTGTGTCTGTTTACCAGTTGAAGGAAAAGTTCCCCAAGATTCTGATTCCTGCCACGATGCTGGGCGAACTGACCACGTACCCTCTGAAGGAATATGCTGTCTCCGACAGTTGGACTCATTTCTTCATGGAGAACGGTACAGCCTTCAGTTGCCGCACCGTCGATGACGACTACCCTGACATGGAAGCTTTCTTGCAGGAAACCACTGACAGCGAGGAAGTAACTCCTGTTGCACTTCCTGCCGAACTGAAGACTGCCCTGGACGCCGTCATTCCGATGTGTAAAGGCGACTCCGACATGGAAAAGACTGTCGAAGTTTCTTACAACGCCAAGAACATTGTTCTGGTTGCTGAGAAAGAAACCGGCAAATTGAAGAAGACTATCAAGTATAATAGTGGCGTTGACGTTTCATTCATGATCAACCCTATCTTTCTGAAGGACATCATGAACAAGTGCGATGCTTTCAATTTGCTTGCGGATAAGTCTGTCATTCACTTTTCAACTGGACCCTTCAACCACATCATCAGCGTCGAAATTCCGGAGGAATAATGAAAGTCTGTATCTTTGTGGTCGGCATCATCACAATTCTCTTTGGTGTCTTCGGAGTATTTGTTCCGTGGACATTGAGTGCCGACAGCACATCCCTGAACATTCTGGGCGGTCTTGTCATTTTGTTCACGATACTGTTCATGTGCTGGTTCCTTCCGGCTGTGTACAAGTCCATTAACGTTGAAAACGAAGTAGTTCTTAACAAGGAGGAAACATGTTCGGAAATGAAAGACAGATGACGGATTACGAGAAGCGCATGATGGACAGAAAAAGAATGGCCATTATGGTTATGGGCTGTTCCAGTGTTATCGGCATTCTTGTGGTTGTTCTCCTGTTCCTGGCCATGATCCAGGTGAAGATCACGCAGGGCTACGTCGGTATTCGTGTGCATCTTCTGGGCTCTGATAAGGGCGTGGCCGTTCAAGAACTACCTGTAGGTCGCTATTTTCCCATGTGGAATGAAGAAATTTACAAGTTTCCTACTTTCACTCAAAACTATGTCTGGACTCAAGACAGACGAGAAGGATCTGAAGATGATGAATCGCTCACATTCCAAACAAAAGAAGGTCTTTCTGTCAATGCTGATGTGGGCATCAGTTATTCTGTTCGTCCTGATATGGTGGATGTTATCTTTCAGAAGTACAGACGCGGCGTGGATGAAATCACAGATGTGTTCCTCCGTAATATGGTTCGGGATGCTTTCGTTGATTTATCGGGCGGCCTTCCTATTGAATACGTGTATGGAGAAGGAAAAGGTGAGCTTGTCAGCAAAGTCGAAGACCGTGTGCGTGCGGAAGTAGAACAAGTTGGCATCAACATTGAGAATATATACTTGATAGGTGATATGCGCCTGCCTGCTCAAGTTGTTGACGCTATCAATAACAAGATTTCCGCCACGCAGAAAGCGCAGATGCGCGAGAACGAAGTGCGTGAAGCCGAAGCAGCCGCAAAGAAAGCCATTGCCGCAGCCGATGGCGAGGCCAAATCCATTCTTCTCAAAGCGCAGGCGCAGGCCGAAGCGAACAAAGTTATTTCGGCCTCTCTGACGCCGGAACTTGTGCGCTACACAATGGCAGTCAAATGGGACGGTGTTCTGCCGAAGGTGTCAAGCGAATCGGTACCACTACTATCTTTTGACATGGACAAGTAATTCTGGGGGCTTCGGCCCCCTTTCAACCCTCAGGAGGCTATCATGGCTGAGAATCTGACTTTCCCAATCCCCAAAGAACTGCTGGAACCTTTCATTCAGCAAGCTGTTTCCACAAGTATCATTTCCGCTCTTGGGGACGGCAAAGAACTCATCAATCGTGCGGTTTACGAAACTGTCAAGATGAAGGTCGATAAGCACGGTGAAGTTTCCAAGTACAGCTCCGACAACAAGTACACACTTCTCGATATCCTCGCAAAGAATGAAATAAAACGCATCGTGATCGATACGGTGAAAATATCCGTGGAAGAATTGCGGCCACAGATCATTGAGGGTGTTAAGCGGGCCCTCAATGAGAATGCTGAAGATTTGGGGTCTGCCCTTGTGGATAGATACCTGAAAGATATTTATCGCAGTCTGGGTATTGCCGTTACAAAGCCTCATGCGGGTTACGGGGAAGATGACGATGACTAGCACACACCATTCCAAAGTTCGTGTCTGGTATGAAACCAAGAAACGTCCACCGCTTATGGAAGACTTCGCCAGAGAAGAGGATATAGCCGAAGAGAAAGCAAGAGGAACTGTTATAGGGTTATCTGTACCTGTAGAGATAGCCTACATCGATACACCGGAAGGATTGTTTCACACAGCAGAGCTTTATATTCCTTTCGAAGGTAAGATCAAATGGTACATGAGCTATGCTGGTGATCCCAGAAAGGAAGTAGGTGAACCCAAGTACTGGAGGAAAAAGAAGTGAGGAAGCTAGGTTTTGTCGATCCGTACAAATCGAAGTGTCTTGTTTGTGGGCTGAACAAGAAATGCACTAATGGACAGTTCACTGCCGAAGGTTTAGGCAGTGCTGGCATTATGGTTGTTTTGGAGTGCCCGACAAATGCCGAAACAGCTTCCGGTCAAGGACTTCAAGGCAAAGTCTATGATTTTCTGTACGAGCAGTTCCGCAAACTAGGTTTGAATTTTCAAAAAGACTGTGTGCGTGTTCACGCAGTACGTTGCCGCAAGCCCTTCAAGAAAGGTCAGGCCGACTACAAAGAGCAAGAGGTTGTTTCGTGCTATCCCTACTTGCTTGGCCAGATAGAGAAGCTGAAGCCAAAAGCTATCTTGACGTTCGGTTCTACAGCCCTCAAGGGCATTCTGAGCAAAGAATTCACAGACACTTCAATAGGCAGATGGCACGGCTTGCCGTTGCAGTACACGACCGAGAAAGGCCACCGTTGCTGGTTGATGGCTACTTTCAGTCCTAATACCAGCGCAGAAAACAAAGGCGACGACATTTACAAGCCTGTCATTGAAAAAGAAATCAGAGACTTCGGTAAGTTGTTGAGGAAGCCTTTGCCGCCTGTCAGGCGTCCCAACGTAATCCACCTGATGAATGACGAGGAAATAACTGAGTATCTGAAAAAGATGCGCAAGGCGTTATTCCTCAGCATAGACTACGAAACCACAGGCAAGAAGCCTGATCATCCTGACCATCGTATTGCCACAGTAAGCATTACAGCGGTTTACAAACAGATTTCCGATGATCCCTATGATGATGACGATGCAGAAACCGTATCGTTCCCCTTGTCGTACAAGGGTGTCTTCGATGAAGATCAGCAGGCAGACATCGCAGAAGCTTTGGTCTACGCCTTGGAAGGCAAGGGTCTTATCATAGCTCATAACCATAAGTACGAGCAGCGTTGGACTTCGGCTATATTAGGTTACGATATGCCGAAGAATCGTTCCTATTGTACTATGGTAACTGCGCACCTGATGGACGAACGCAAAAAATTCTGTAGCCTCAAGTTCCAGGCTTATGTCCATTTTGGCCTACCTGATTACAGCAAGAGCATTAAACAGTATCTCGAAACGCCGGAGGACTCTAGTGGAAATGCTTTCAATAGAGTTGATGAAGCTCCTCTTCCCGAACTTCTTGAATACAATGGTTACGATACTTATTATACATACCTGCTTTACAAAATCCAGCAACGCTACAGAAGAGAAACTAAACATCTGGATAAAGGCGTACTTGATCTTTTTACTCGTGGTAGTGTGGCACTAGGCCGCGCTGAAGGTGAAGGGTTTAATACTGTAGAAAACTACTTCAGCGATAATACCAAGAAGATTCGAAAGGAAATTTCGGACCTCAAAGCAGAGCTTCTTGGTATGCGTGAATCGATCCTATTCAAAAAGAAGATGGGTCGTAACTTTGAGTTCGGCAAAGACGCCGATCTTGATACCATGCTCTACGATATTATCGGCGTGGAGATGGATAAGAAGACTGACAGTGGAAACAGAGCGAAAGACGCCGAAGTAATGCTGTCCATGAAGCACCCCTGGCCTACGAAGTACATGGAAATTGCGAAACGTGAAAAAGTAGAATCCACGTACTTCGGTCAGATTACAAGGGAGACATACGATAATGTCCTTCACACAGTTTACAACCTTCACACCACAAGGACTGGACGATCTAGTTCGACAAGTCCTAACTGGCAGAACCTCCCCAAGCGCGATGAGATGGCTAAGAATTATGTCAGAAGAGGAATATGTGCGGCTCCTGGCCAGCACTTATTCGAAGCCGATTATGGCTCACTTGAGGTCAGGATCGCAGCCTGCTATACGAAGGACCCGAAGCTCATCAACTACATTCTTGATCCCACAACCGACATGCACAGGGACTCAGCGTTAGAAATATTCAGTATCAAGGCAAAAGAATTCGCAACCCTTGATAAGAAGTTCGCCAAGATGATACGATTTCATGCAAAGAATGGCTTTGTTTTCGCAAACTTCTATGGCTCTTCTTTCAAATCATGCGCCAAAACCTTGTGGAAAGTAGCTCCTGATCTTCATGTTACGAAAGACATGACGATGATGGATCATCTGAACTATCAAGGTTTTCGTGAGTATGACGAGTATGAAGAGCACATCAAGGATGTTGTTAATAAATTCTGGAAAAAGTTTTCTGTGTTCAAGAAATGGCAGAATGACAATATGGAGTTCTACAAAAAGAATCTCTATATCGAGAACTACTTAGGTTTTCGTCGTCACGGCCCGCTGACTCGTAACGAGATCGGTAACACAGCCATTCAGGGTTCTGCTTTCATGTGTCTGTTATGGTCATTCAATAGGGTTGACGACATTCAGCATGAAGAGGGTTGGGAATCAAAACTTCGTGGCCAGATTCATGACTCTATTGTCGGTAATGTCACTCCCAAAGAAAAAGATCATGTCCTGAAGACCATCAAGCGCGTGATGGAAGAAGAACTGCGCAAACAATTCCCGTGGGTAATCGTGCCCATGGTGGCTGAATTCGAAATGGCTCCCCTTGGTGGGACTTGGGCCGACTTGGAGAGCATCGAGGTGTAACATGGCTCCCTGCTGGTATGTAGTTATCTTCATGGGTATCTGTATTCTGGCTGTTATTTTAGCAAAGAGGTGATTATGATTTTTCCTATGGAAAGTTTCAGAAAGAAGCCGTACATTCATGGTGTCACTACCATGGAGGAGTTCTTCGAAGATCAGCATAATAGGCGCAGATTCCTTCGCAAGTACAGCCCTAAGGTATTCCCCAGGCTGAAAAAATGCAAGAACGAAAGTTGTGAGAATTATCACGACAACAAGGATTCTTACTGTAGTTTCGAGTGTCGTGTGTACTGGGAAACTACCATGCGTGTACAACGATTCGGAGGAGTTGATGTACTGAACAACAACCGCAGATGCTCTACCTGTTTGTACGGGTACGAACACAAGTCCAAGATTAAGGCTTTCAAGTACCACTGTGTTGAAGAACTTGCTTCTGAACATGGAATGAAAGAAGTTTTAGTCAACCCTGATCATTGGTGCCACTTTTACAAGGAGAAACATTCATGAGCCGTAGTCTTTACAATACCTACAGGCCCGTAAACTTCGATGAAGTTATCGGAAACGAATCCACAGTTCAAAGCCTTCAGAAGATGTTTGAGCGTGAAGAAGGCATCCCGAATGCTATCCTGCTTCATGGGCCTAGCGGGACAGGCAAAACTACGGTTGCTCGTATCATCAAGAACCTGCTAGAAATAGCTGATCAAGACTACAAAGAGCTTGATCTGGCCTCGACTCGTGGTATCGACAACATTCGTGATCTCCGCGAGAAATGCAAGTACAAACCGCTGCGTTCTAAGTACAGAATGTACCTTATGGATGAGTGCTTTGCGGCAGGTACCCAGATAGAAACACCTAACGGTGCGAAAGCTATTGAATCGTTTGTAGCGGGTGATTCTGTCTATTCCAGCAACGGCGTAGATATTGTTACTAACACTTTTGTAAAAGAAATTCCACTGGATAGGCTTATTCGTGTAGAAATGGAGAATGGAAAAACATTGTTCTGTTCTGATAAACACGAGGTCTTTACAGAAAAAGGATGGAAGAATTCAGAAGATTTGGTAACCGGGGACTTGCTTTTGCCTTTCTGTTGTGATTTAGTGTCAAGCACTAATCAAGAAAACAGGGAGAAAAACAATGGCATACACAAAAAATCCACGAATGAAACCCTGCGCTGTTTGCGGAAAACTGATGAGGGCTTATCGCAACGGGGCAGAAAGAGACTTTTGCAGCCGGAAATGCAGCGACAGAGCAAGAGAGAAGCCGCGGATAATGGTTCCGTGCGGATGGTGCGAGGAGGTCTGTATCGAGATTGTTCCGGGGAGAAGGGCACAGTCTTACACATGCAGCAAATCCTGTGCAGCCCAATTCAGGGACTTTCTTCTGGAAGGAAAGAAAAACCACACAGACGAAGCACGAAAAGTTATGTCGGAAAGTCGGAAAGCCTTCAACAAAACACCGGCAGGATTAAGAGCAGCGAAACTTTCCTCAGAAAGGATGTTACGAAAGAACCCGTCCAAAGACCCGCTTGTGGTAGAAAAAATAAAAGAAACGAAAAGGCTGAATGGGACTTTAAATGTTTGGCCGGGAAAACGCGGGGGCAACGGGCAATTAACCACACCACAAAAACTGCTGGCAGTAATTCTGGGAAGTTCGTGGGTAACGGAATACAACATATCATTGGGTCCTCGAAAAGATGGGTACCCAACAAACTACAAGGTGGATATAGCTCATCCGAAGCTAAAAATAGCTGTGGAAGTAGACGGGAACAGCCACAAACACCCGAACAGTATAGAAAAAGATTTGAAGAAAACAAGGAAACTTCAAGAATTAGGGTGGCGAGTGTTGCGCGTTACGAACGAGGAAATAATGACCAACTCTTTTCAAGCGTTGTCAAAGGTAAAGAAGTTCGTCAAGGATTCATAAATCTTTATGATCTTGAAGTGAAGTCTATACCGAACTACTTTGCTAATGGTGTATTGGTACACAACTGTCACCAAGTAACAGCACAGGCGCAGGAAGCCATGCTGAAATGGCTTGAAGATTGCCCGAAACACGTAATCATCGTATTGGCCACTACAGACCCCCAGAAACTCATAAAAACGATACTTACCCGTTGCAACAAGTTTCAGTTGAACTTACTCAGCCGCGAAGAAATGCGCGTGCTGATCGAATGGGTGCTTGATAACGAAGACATTCAGTTACCCAAGAAAGTTGTTTCGGAAATCATCGTCAAATCGGAAGGCAGCCCCCGAAATGCGCTTACGCTCTTGGATAACGTTATTGAGATTGAGGATGAAGATACTGCGCTGGAAATACTGGCGGGAGACACAGGAGAAGGCTCTAAGGAGACTATTGATCTGTGCCGTCTGCTTATGGATAGCCGTGCAACTTGGAAGCAGTATCAATCTCTCTTGGCCGCGATAAAGGATGAGCCCGAGACCGTTCGTTATTCTGTTCTCGGGTTCTGCAATTCCGTAGCTCTGAGAGAAAAAGACGAAAAGAAAATCAAAAGGGCCGTAGCAGTTATGGAATGCTTTTCGAAGAATTACTATGATTCCAAGAAAGCAGGTCTGACGTATAGCTGCTTTGAGGCTTATTACGGTATTGACGTATGATCCACATTTTCTTTTTCTTTTGTTTGAACATCGTTTTTTGGTCAATCATGATGGACATTGTGAATGACGTTGAATTGAAAAAGGTGTTTGATACCAAAAGCAAACTGAAAAACCTTTTGAGAATAACGATTTGGCCCATAGTCATGATTATGTATTACCGGAAAAGGAGGTAGCACTCTATGTCTTCTTTGGATAAGTTTGCCTTGGATGAGGAATGTATCCGCCAGACGGAACTCATGGACGAAGCCGTTGAGGAATGTATCAAGGCAGTCGAAGATTACAATGAAGCGGATATGGAACTCAAGCAACGTGAATCGGAACTCGACCAGGAAATCAGGGAAGACCCTGAAAGCTTCGGCATTTCGAAATTGACTGAGGGATCGGTCAAAGCAGCCATTACCAGAGAAACAGAAGAGCTTTCTAAGAAGCTGGCAAAGGCGGAAAGCAGAAAGTATGCGGCTATTCTCAGAAAAGAAAAAGTTATCGCAAGAGGGAATGAGCTTAAAAATCTCATCAACCTCTACCTCAATGATTACTACGTAAAAGGCCACGTAGCGAGAATGGAGGAAGCGGCAGGTGAAGTGTCCACTAAACAGCTTATGACCGCAAAATCAACAGAGTTGACTGATAGACTATCAAGAGCGAAGAAAATCAAGGCCGACAAAAAGTAGGTTTTATGGGCATTGTTATTACGGTAATCAAATATTTGTGCTTAGTGCTGGCCATCGGCTTCGGTGTGTATTATGTAAGTCTTTTGGCTGGTGCAGGTTTTTCTGACGGCGTTTTAAAATCATTAAGGAGAGCTAAACATGGCGAAGGAAAAGAACAGAAGAGCGATGTTCAAAAGGGGTCTTGAGGATGCTGCCAAGCGTTCTTATGAAACCCGGGATTCTTTCGGTGAATCTGAAGACTACTTCAAGAAGGGTGTGAAGATTCAGAAGTGGATCCCGAAGATCGGAGAGCACTTGATCAACATCATCCCGTTCATCGCTGGCGAAAACTGCCCGAACCAGGAAGAAGGATACGCTACTCACGTTCTGGATATTTGGGTTCACCAGCGTGTCGGCCCCAGCAACACCAGCCACATCTGTTTGGCCAAGAACTTCAAACAACCCTGCCCTCTCTGCGATCTTCAGCGCGAGATGCGCAAAGACGGCGGTTTCAGCGAAGATGACATCAAGGCTTTGCAGCCGAAACGACGCACCGTTTACAACATCGTGTGCCTGGACTCTGTGGAAGAAGAGCGCAAGGGCGTTCAGATTTGGGAAGTCTCTTTCCACTTCATGGAAAAGCACCTGGCGCAGCTTGCCAAGAATCCTCGCGGCGGCGGCTTCATCCCCTTCCAGGATCCTGACACTGGCAAGTCCATCAGCTGGAACATCGAATCCAAGGGCGGTTCCAATAAGGAATACGTTGGCCATCGTTTCGTTGATCGTGATTCCGAAGTCACTGACGAGCAGCTGGATGATGCACACACCCTGGACGAAATCATTCACATCCCCGAATACGCCGAACTGAAGAAGGTCGTGGAACTTGTTCGTGGCGGTCTGGCCAACGAAGACGATGACCAGAACGAGCCCGAGCCGGAACCCGAAGAGCCTCGCCGTCGTCGCCGTGATGAGCCGGAAGACAAGCCGCGTCGTCGCCGCGAACCTGAGCCGGAACCTGATGAACCCGAAGATGACCTGGGCGAAGACGGCCAGCCGTGGGAAGATGAGCCTGAGCCTGAGCCGGAACCGGAAGAAAAGCCTCGCGGAAAGAAGCCTCTTCCTCGCAGGCGTGAGCCTGAGCCGGAACCCGACGAGCCGGAAGATGATGCCTACGAGGCTGAACCCGAACCGGAAGAAAGGCCGCGCCGCAAGCCCGCTCCTGCTGCTCCCAAGAAGCCTCTGCCCCGCAGACGCGAACCCGAGCCGGAATACGACGAACCCGAAGCCGGTGATCCCGACGATGACGGCTACGAGCCGGAACCCGAAGAGAAACCCAAACCTGCTGTAAAGAAACCTGGCCGCCTGCGCCGGTAAACGCAAGGGGCCGAAAGGCCCCTTTTCTTACCACTATGCACAAAAAATACGCAAAACTAATTCAGCATAAGTTTGAATTGCCGGATCAATCGCTGCCTATGCTTGAAGAACTCATCCTCAATATGGGCACAAAGTATTATCGCATAGGTTATTACGATTCATCGGACATTTACCTAACACAAGAAGAGGGTAAAGAACTCGTTCAAGATAAAACAGGAGAGGATTTCGATGACTAAAGAAGACCGCCACCTGATAAGTGAGGCTTTCCGCAGAAATGTGTTTACATCTTTGGAGTCAGTGTCCAGACTCAAGGAAAAAAGCTATGGTCCGGCGGAAGAATCGTTCAACCGCATTGCTATTCTCTGGGAAGCCTACTGGAAGGCAAAAGGCATGGATGTTCCGCATACTGCCATAGATGTGGCCATGCTCATGATGTTCTTTAAGGTTTCCAGGGAAATGGGCTGTCATGATTTCGAGAACATCCTCGACGGTGACAACTACTTCTCCTTTGCTGGCGGATTTGCTGCTGCCAATAAAACGGAAAACACGTACTGCAAAGAAGATACGATGAAGGTAATGGAAGAAATGTTTGCTGAAGGTGTAGCCGTGCAGGAGGCCGAGGAAGATGACTAAGATTCTCAAACCTATCAAACCCATCAAACGTGAGGCCGAGCCGGAGGAAAAGAATGAGTCTAGCTTTAATCCCTCCAAGCCTAACTGGAAACATGTCATTTCTACAGGAAGTACAATCCTGGACCTCGCCATTTCTGGGGGCCGTCTTGAAGAAGGAGGAATCCCCACAGGAATTCTCGTGGAAATTGCAGGAGACAGTGGATCAGGAAAAACAGGAATTCTTACTGAACTCTGTGCAAGTGTCCAGGCTATGGGCGGAGCCACAAGATTTGCAGACCCTGAAGCCAGACTTGATAAAGAATATGCAGAGGTCACTGGAGCAAGCATTGAGGACGAGGATTACTTCCGACCTAAAACTGTCACCGACATGTTCACACTCCTCGAAGAGTGGGATACTGACCCTTCCATTCCTAATCTATTCGCCGGTGACAGTCTGGCAGCACTGTCCACGGAAATGGAAATGGAAGAAGGAGACAAGATGGGTATGCGAAGAGCAAAGGAACTTTCTCAAGAACTACGGAAACACTGCCTGCTCTTCCATGATCGTAACGTCCTTATGGCCTGCACGAATCAGGTCAGAACTGGACAAAACAATTCTCGCGTAACGCCGGGCGGTAATGCCGTGCCGTTTTACGCCTCTCTTCGCCTTATGTGTATTCCTACGTACACGGGCAGCAAGATCGAACTGAAGAAAAAAATTCGTGGTGTCGAACAGGTTGAAGTTATTGGCGTTCGTACACAGGTAACATGCAAGAAGAACAGCCTGGACAATCCTTTCCGTAAGGCCGACATCTTTGTCGTATTTGGTTACGGTGTTGACGATATTCGCGGCAATCTCATGTTCTTGAAGGAAAACAAGAAGGACACCAAGTTCATTCTCGACGGCAAGGAAATCGGGGCTACAATTCCCCGAGCCATTGCTTACGTCGAAGAAAACAATCTTGAAAAGAAACTCAAGAAGGAAACAATCGCGCTTTGGCGTGAAATTCGTGAAGCTTTCAACACTGAAAGGAAAAGGAAAAAGAGATGAGTGACATCCTAGTTGTTGACAGTTCTTGGTTGCTGCACCGTTCGAAGCACACGATAGGCGATATTTTATCGCACAACGACATGAAAACAGGGGTCATGTTTGGTTTCTTTTGGTCTATGTTCAAATTCTGCAAGGACTATAAGACTTCCAAGCTGATCTTCTGTTTTGATTCCAGAGAGAACCTGAGAAAGCAGTATTATTCTGGGTACAAGTTCAAGAGAACCACACAGGAAAAGACTGAATTCGAAACCTTGATGGACAATGCCGCTTTCGAACAGTTCAAGCTTATACCGAAGCTGCTTCAGCAACTAGGATTTCGTCATATCTATCGGCGTAAAGGCTTTGAATCTGACGATCTGATTGCCAGTATTTGCATTAGTAACCCCCAGTACCGAGACAATATGATCGTCATCAGCAATGACAACGATCTTTTGCAACTGTTGCCGTACTGCAAGGGCATCGTGAATGCCAAAGGCTTCATCGACGCAGAAGGTTTCAAAGTGCAGTATGGGATAGAAGCTGGAGATTGGAAACTGGTAAAAGCCTACGCCGGGTGTGACACTGACGAAGTGCCCGGCATTCCTGGCTTTGGTATATCCACTGCTATCAAGTTCATCAAATGCCCTCCACAAAAGGGTGTGCTTGCGCAAAGATTCTACTCTGAAGAAGGTAGACGTATTATTGAGCGGAATAAGAAGCTGACGAACTTACCCTATGAGGGCACACCGATTATCAAAATTTCGGGCAAAGATGATCTGGATTGGGATGCTTTTTTGGATATGTGTTCTATGTATGCGTTGGAAACATTCCTCGGCAACAAAAAGAACTTTGAATTCTGGAAAGAATTTTTTCTTACTGGGGGTTTCAAATGCGAGTAAAGCCCATCGAAATGTGTCTCACAGGTTCTTGTCTGGTTCTTAGGGCAAAACCTAAAGATCGTGATATTGTCTGCCTGTTTAAAAGTGCCGAGGAAGTGAATGAATTTGCGCAGGAGCTGGGCAGTGACCAAACTTTCTATGGTGAAAACAGCCCTTTTATATCCTTGACAGACGGGAACATAAATTACATTTGTACCGATGTTCCTGAATTCTTCTACAGGTTCAAGGCATACTCTGGTGTTCTTGATCGTCTTCAACTCACAGATAAGGGTGACCGTGTGGAGATAGCGAAAGCCGCTCTTTACTGGGAAAGCCCTGAAGTTTCTTTATAATCCACGGGAGGCACTTATGGCGTTTGCAAGCAAGAAGGTTAAGTTGGAGCTGGACAGTCTCAGGCAGATGGTAACTAATCAGAACGCGAGACTGAATGCCTACTCCGATCTTGTCAATAGTGTTCGCAAAGAATTAATTGAAAGGGAATTGGACAGAGCCGAAGACATGAAGCATTTGTCCAACACGTTGAAGAAGCTCAAGGATATGATCAACGAAATATACACTAAGGGTCATCAAAACAATTATGATTGGAATGCTGACCCCGAGAATCTTACACGCATTGAAGGCGAGATAGCCGTCATGATTGACCATACTACGGTTCTAATTGACAGCGAAATAGACATGCACAAGGCGGAAGGTGGTGATGAACATCGGCAGAAGTGAATACACCAGACTGAAGGAAAAGGAAAAAGCACTCATCAAGTCTGAAAAACTTCTACAGGAAATAAAGCTTTACGCTGAAAGTATGAACTGGAAAAAGATTGTGAGGAAGGTAGATGAATTCCAACAAGAAGTGCATGTATGATAATCCCGTAGGTTTCCGTAGGGAATACTGGAGAGATGGAAAACTTGTGGGCTGGTATACAAAAGAATTCCTTGATCAGGCCGATAAGATTTTGACTATAACCAAAAAGATGGAAGTTCATCTTCGCAAATTTCAACCTGGAGTGTTGCTGGGTAATCCTGAAGCTAAAACACCATAGGAGTAATAAATGTCTATTGAAATGAATCCTCAACAGATTTACGAGCAACAGATGATTTTGATGTTTGCTCAGTTGGCATATGAATCTTACTGCAAATTTACAGAATGGAAAAGTCTAGCCACAGGGCAAGATTTACCTAAATGGGAAAATCTTCCTCAGGGTATTAAAGATGCTTGGTGCGCTTCAACTCATGCTGTTCTGAGGAGGTTTCATGAAAGCAGGGGCTGGTAAACGCAAGGGAGGCAATTTTGAAAATAAAATGTGTAAAGCCCTTTCACTGTGGTGGTCTGAAGGAGAACGTGATGATCTCTTTGCAAGAACAGCTAGTAGTGGAGGAAGATTCACTCAGCGACGGAAAACTAATAAGGATACGGCAAATCAAGAAGGCGATATTACGTCCACTACCCCAGAAGGATTATTGCTCATTCATGCTTGTTGCCTTGAAATGAAGAATGGTTACAAGAACTGGTCTATCATGGATATTCTTGACAAACCCTCTCGTAACGGCAAGAGCACACCCCAGACGTTTGAACTGTTTTTCCAGCAGGCTTGCGAGAATAAAAACAAATGGCCTGTCATCATTACCAAGAAAGATGGCCGCAAAGAACTGATATTCTATCCTATCGAAATGCACCGTAAGATTTGCTCTGTGTCATGCCTCAACATCCCTCAACATCTTGTCTATAGAACCGGCGAAAATGCGCTCGTAGACGTTACAATGATAGGCATGAATCTTTACGATTTCTTTGACTGGGCACACGTAAAGGGTTTTAAATCCATTCTCAAAAAGGGGATAAAGAAATGAGCTTGAAGAAAGTTTTGGAGTCGTTAGACAAGATCGCGTCATCCAGTTCCAGAAAGGTCAAGAAGAATCGCATATTGGCCTGCATGGGTGATCCGTACTTTCAGAACGTAGTCCTGGCAGCGTACAACACCAGAAAGGTGTACAAGGTCAATAAGTTTCCTGTGAAGGCTTCTGCTCTTGTGCGCAAGACAGACACCGACAAAATCTTCGAAGTCCTTGACAAGTTCGCCATGCAGAAGGGTGTGTCTGACAGCGACGTTTCCCATTTGCACAGCCTTTGCGCTGATGATGCCACCTGCGAAGTCGTCAGCCGTATCGTGAACAAGGATCTGCGCTGTGGTGTCAACATCAAGACCTGGAAGGAATTCTTTCCGGAACTTTTCGAACACAGCCCCATGCTCTGCCAGTACGCTGTCCGCTATACCAGAAGATACGAGAAGTATTCCGAGGATCTTCAGACCTTTGTTACCCGTGTCTGTGGCGGCTGGGACAACGTTATTGGCTCTATCAAGGCCAACGGCGTTCGCGTGTGGGTTGACACACTTCCCGAAACTCCTACGTACACTTCACGCTCTGGCAAGCCCTACGAAAACTTTCGCATCCTGAATAAGGATTGCATTACCATCGCCAAAGAAGTTCAGAAACGGCTTACTCTGGACGAACCGCCCATTCTGGACGGCGAAGTCACTTTCTTGGGTGAAGACTTTCAGGATCAGATGCGGCAGGTAAGGCGGATCAAGGACATGGATCCGTCGAAGTTCCGTTTCGTTCTGTTCGACTCTCCTTCCATCGGTTATCTTGAACAGGCAGAACGAAGTGAACTTCTTGCTGCTGTGGTGAATGATCTTCATGAAAAGCGCATGATTTCCAAGTCCACATTCACTGAAGAAGTGATGTTCGAAAACTTCCAGGATTTCGACACGTACTTCCTCGATGTCGTGAACCATCGCAAACTTGAGGGTCTTGTACTCAAGAAAGCTGACGCACTTTACGAACTGAAACGCAGTCCTTTCTGGTGCAAGGTGAAGGATTTCTTCAGTGCCGATTTGAAGGTTCTCGACGCCGAAGAAGGAACCGGAAAGTACGAGGGAATGCTCGGTGCTTTGTGGGTTGACTTCAACGGAGTACGTGTCAAGGTGGGTTCGGGATATAGCGACGAGCAGCGTGTTTCTTTTTGGAAAAAGCTCCCGAAGATCATCGAAGTCGAGTACAAGGAGATAACGAAGGACGGCAGTTTGCAGTTCCCCACTTTCCACAAAGAGCGTGAAGATTTGGTAGGTATTATCAAATGATCAAAAAGGTAATACTTGAGAATTTCCAAGCACACGAGCATTCTATTATAGAATTCTCCGAAGGCATAAACGTGATATGCGGTGCTTCTGATCAAGGAAAATCAAGTGTTATTCGTGCCATCCGCTGGGTTCTGGAAAACAGGCCCAGCGGTTTCGCTTTCAAACGCGAAGGAGCCAAAGGCCCCACACGGGTTACTCTTGAATTTGACAACGGTAAAATTGTAAAGACCCGCTCAGAAACAGAGAACAGCTATAAGGTTTACGTACCTGGAAAGAAGCCTGTAGAATTCAAGGCTTTACGTACAGATGTTCCTGATGAAGTAAAGACTCTTTCACAGTTTGGTCCTTACAACATTCAATACCAGTTTGGCTCATCCTTTCTTCTGGATGATTCGCCGGGCGATGTGGCAAAGAAGTTGAACAACCTTTCGGGTGTAGCCATTATTGATGACATCTTGAAAGAAACGAACAGCCGTATCAGGGCTGAAAAGGCAAAAGAATCCGCTACAACCGACCTTCTTAACGATCTTAAAAAGACAAAGGCAGGTTTCAGGAATCTGAAAAAGCTTGAAAAGCTTGTTGCGGAGATGGAAACTGTGAACACTGAAATAGAAGAGTACAAAAATTATCAAAGTATCCTCACAGGACATATCTCTAATTTGAAAAGATTGGAAAGTATGCCTGTTGTCGATACGGACAAAGCTGATTCATACATCACAGAAGCAAGGAAAAAGGCTAAGGACTACAAGGATTATTCTGATGCTTACAATAATTTGAGAGGTAATATCGCTTCTCTCACACGAATTGAAAAGCAGTTGGGCAAGTTCAAGAATTTCAAGGCGGCTGACGGCCTTGTATCAGAGGCCAGAACGGCCCTGGCTGCCCTTGTAGATACTAAAAACCGAGCCTCTAAGCTCGAAACGCACTTGGCGAAGTTACGAGAATATGAAGAAGGTTGGAAGGCGTCTGTCCGCAGCATCAAAAAGGCGATAGATGATCTTGCCAAGTTCAAACAGGAGAATAAAGTATGCCCCGTTTGCAGCAAGAAATGGTAGTACGTGGAGAAGACGTTACTTTGACAGATGTGTGGTTCATGGGAAAACATGTGGCAACGTCACTGAAATTCGCGTACTCCACACCCCTGAAATTTTTCAAAAGGAAAAATAAGCGTCTGATCAAGAAATGGTCGAAAAGGTACGGGGTGTCGATTACACCAAGAACAGACGCCGTTATATTGCCTCTTTTCATTCTGTGCCACCCCAATACCTTGTGGCGTTTTGATCCCAAAAACTTTGCAGACGATACATCATCAAGTGGAGTTAAACATGATATTCACGTGTAATTTTGCAAACTGGGAAAAGATTCCTGTGCCTGTGCTGCCTATAAGCATTGCCAGGTTTCCTCCGAAAGGATTCAAGTGTCAGTCGTATGAACCGCTCTTCCCTCCCCTTGATCTTTTTGAAGCCTATAAGAAGAACGCTGTCTGTGATTCAGTATTTACGGACATGTACACCGGGCTGGTCTTAGCCAAACTCAACCCCGCCACAGTGGTTGATGACCTCTACAACATGGCCGAAGCTCAGGATATGCACGCCGTAGTCCTTCTGTGCTATGAAGCTTCTAACAGGTTTTGTCATCGCCATCTAGCACGTAAGTGGTTGGAAAAGAACGGCATCACTGCCATGGAGTTTGAGATAAAGCCTACCCTGAAAACCTCTTTGGGACTGAGGAAAAAGCATGATTAAGTTCGCGTACACCGGTGACTTGCACGGCCACACGAAGACACCAAAGAACCGTTCAGATGATTACTTTGAAGCTTTCAAGACAAAGTTTTCATTCTTCATTGATCACTGCTTGGATAATGCTGTGGACTACATTCTCCTGGCAGGGGACATAACAGATCACCACAATGTGAACTACTACGTGACGAACTTCCTTTTGAAGGAGCTTCGGAGGTGGGAAAGCTTTGCTGGCGCAAGGCGTGTGTTGACAATCACAGGCCAACATGACGTTAAATACCACGCTACGTTCGATGGTACTCCCTACGAATCATTGTTGAACAGTGGTCTTGTTCAGCACTTGGGAGCAGAACCTTTCGTTATTGTAGACCATCGGGTTGACGACGGTGCAGAAATCCACATCTACGGTTCAAGCTTCGGAGTGGAACTTCCTACAATATTGAACCCTGATGTGTACAATATCCTTGTAACTCACGACATGATTGTCGATGAAAAGAATGAGTTCTGGGAAGAAAAGTTCACGCTGGCCAGCACTTTGTTAAGGACACACAAGTTCAATCTTATTGTGGCTGGTGACAATCATAAACCATTCATCACACACTACAGAAGCAGACGGCTGGTAATGTGTGGTTCTATGATGCGTAAGAACATCGACCAGAAAGATTACCAGCCGAAATTCTATATCAGTTGTGTTCCGAACAACCAGCATGAAGAAGTGAAGTTTCCGATACAGCCTGACGTTTTCAAGGAAGAGGCTGTAGAGCTTGGAAAGGAAAGGAAAATCATCGTTGAAAAATTTGCAGAGAGTTTGAAAGACTCAAACCTTATAGGTCTGCAATTTACTGATAGAATAAAGAAGGCAGTGGCAGAAAATTCCGAAATGGAAGAACACGTTGTGGAAACAGTAAACGACATTATGGAGACCGTCGATGGCCGATCCAATAAAAATGCTTAGATCCTTAGAGTCTGCTTTAGAGAAGGCGAAGCTCGACAAAGCCAACCTCGAAGGCCAGAAGGCTTCCATCCTCAAAGAGCTTATGGAAGTCTTTGAAATATCTACTGTGGAAGAAGGGGAAGACCTTCTTCAGGATTACAAAACAGAGATTGAGACTCTGGAATCTCAGATGACCTCTATTCTGGAAAAAGCACAAGCTCTCTTGGAGTAGTCATGACGTTCAAAGAATTGAAGGATAAGGTCGAGCGCATGAAAGGCCAGAAAGAAGCCGTCGAAACTCAGATACAGAATCTTGAGGATTCTCTTGATATGATGGCTTTGAACCTCGACGGCTTACACAAGGCGAGAGAATTCTTTCAGTATCAAGCCGATGTTGTGCAGAAGGAAATTGTCGATACGGTATCAAACCTCATATCTATGGCACTTGCTGACATATTTCCCAATCCATATTCCTGTGTTATTCAGACGGGGATCAAGCGGAACGCCACAGAGGCTAACATCCTTTTCCAGAAGGATGAAATGCTACTTGAACCCAGGGACGCTGTGGGTGGTGGACCCATAGACGTTGCCAGCTTTGCGGGCCGTGTTGCTTTTGTTCATTTGTCTGGTGATCGTAGAGTCATAATTTGTGATGAACCTTTTAAATTCGTAAGCCGTGATCTGCTTGACCGCTGTCCCGAAATGCTGAAGGGCCTGACCGCTCTAGGCCATCAATTCATTCTCATCTCACATCTTGCAGAGGTAATCGATGCCGCCGACAATGTTATCGAAATTAGTGAAGGTAAAGTCGTCTAAGTACCCTGTACAAACTATCCTCACTGAAAGGATATGGAAACAGATGATTATTAAAGCCCTCTGTGAACAGTTGAATATTGATTACCACACCATAGATAAGGCTGTTATCGAAATATTCGCACAGGAGGGTGAGGTATGCCTGGAGATAAAAATTCAGTAGCCAGCACACATCTCGGCATCCTTGGCAACACACACGTGATTATCAGTGAATACGTGGATGACTATAAGAGCGTACCTAAGAAACGGCACAGACGCGCACGCATACAGAAGAAATGGTTGAAGCGTTGGGGATTCAAAATGGTCGTCATACGTTCCAACATATACCGTATGGGAAGCTCACTACTTATGAGTGCTAGAACATACAGAAGACTTGTTGAACAAATGCAAAAGGAGGGTGTATGAGTTGTCCTTTCTGTGGTGCCGATGTTTTGGGTGACGGTATCAAAACGCCTGTCCGTTGTGAATACGCGGAAGTGCCGGAGGATGCTGAACCCGATTCCGGTCCTTACTGGTGTGGCTGCGGAGTAGATGATGGTTACGTTGAAGAGTAAGGAACGGAAGATACTGAAGTTTACCACTACTCCTGAAATAGAATTGGCGGTGGCGAACTTCTTGAATATCCGCGTAAACATCATAGTCCCTAATATCCATTGGGGACTTTTGCCGTATGAAACAGACCTGTTTGTTTTATCAAAGACAGGCTATGCTACGGAAATTGAAATAAAGGTTTCGGCATCTGATTTGAAGGCCGACAAATTGAAGAAACACACCCACAGCAGTCCTCTGATAAGGAAGCTGTACTTCGCTATGCCAGAGAGCTTGGAGAAGCACATCGAACATGTACCGGCAAAAGCAGGCATTTTTCTTGTAGACTATTACGGCAGAGTCAAAGAAATCCGTAAGCCTAAGATCAATACAGCCGCGAGAAAGCTTACGGACAAAGAAATTCACCAGGTTCTGCGGCTGGGGAATATGCGAACATGGGGACTGAGGAAGAAACTCCTGCTAAAGTAGCTGACATTTTGAAGAAGGATAAAAAGGTTCTGGAAGAAGCTCTAGGTGTTGTGCTTGAAGCTTTCAAAGAAAAAACCGGCCTAGAAGTGTACGAAATAAAACTAAATATAAATAAATTGTACACTAATGGTTTCAGTTACGGTGATTTCAAATACGATGTAGAGGTTTCACTCAAATTATGGGGGCAATGATGAACGACGTTCTTTCCAAACTGAACAACAAGGTTGCACCGGCAGGCATAACTTTCGAATACCCGTCTTTCGAAATAGTGTCCATGCCAACGAAAGAAACAATCAGGCAGTTCGAAGTAGCAGCCAGGACATGTTACAGGTCTGAAGACAAAATGACGGAAGATTTGTCTTCCGCAGAATCTCTTCTCGACAGGATAATGAAATTCAAGCATACTGCCATGATCGAATTCTTACCGGAAATGTTCGTAAAATTTCGCACAAACCGCGGAGTTACACACGAAATGGTGCGTATGCGGCTTTGCAGTTTCGCACAAGAATCCACGCGGTACGTCAAATATGGACAAGTTCCTTTCATCGTACCTAGTTTTATGAACGCTTCCATTCTGCTAGATTCACCTATGATACGCAAGAACGCTCTGTTCCTCAGTTCTTGCATGAACTCGGCTGAAATGTACTCGGAGCGTCTGGCCGTGGGCTGCACTCCCCAAGAAGCTCGTGGTTCTCTGAACAATGACACCGCTTCCTACATCAACGTGAAAACGAATATGCGTGAATGGTTCCACATATTCAATCTGCGGTGCGAAAAAGTTGCTCACCCTGATATGCGTCTTCTTATATGTGGCTTGGCAAGTTACTTGTTTGCCAATAACGATCTTTTCCAAGACATGTTCGCCAAACACTTTCCCAGAATCACGGATATTGATATTCCGTGGTTCAGAAAAACACACTTCGTTGAAACCATTGAAGGCGTTCATTACATCGTGGCTTACGTCGATGCAGACTGCAATCGGGATGCTGGCGATCCCTGGGCCGATAAATGAACTTGCGGCAAATAGTTCAGGAGCACGAAAGGAAGGTCAACAAGCCTCCTTTCGGGTATCCTGTAGCACTGATCAGCACCTTGATAAACAAGGTCTTGTCCGCGGAGAAAGAAAAGAGTAAATGGAAGGCTCTTGCGCAAAGGCGAGGAGAACTCCTGAACAAAATTCAAGAGCTTTCACTATTAACTAAACTTTCTGAAGAGGAGCTTTTAAATGGATGTAGAGATTCTGAGACAGTACCAAGTGACAGCCCACATGACCGCGATCTACCCCAGAAGAAAAGACCCGTCAGTAATGTCTGACACTGGCGGCGTTGTTTACATAGCACTCGGATTGTGCGGCGAATGCGGCGAATACTCCGATGCTTTTTCTGCAATCCATTCCGGAGGACAGAATGCCAAACAGCAGTTCACCAAAGAAGCTGGTGACGTATGCTGGTATCTTGTTGAATTCCTTGCGGAACTTGATATTCCCGTCGATGTCCTTATCAATTCAGAAGCTTATAAAGAAGGAAGAGCAGGAAAACAGGCTCTCTACTATGCAAGCGTCTGCGCCGAACTCATTAAGAAGGGCATCAGAGACAACGGACGTATTAATTCTGAAACCCTCCCCAAGATCATCGCAAACCTCCAGCTCCTCTGGGCCAGTATCAACTTCGACTGTAAGCTTCTCGGTATCCCCATCGAGCACATCCTTGAGGAGAACAACCGAAAACTTCTGTCTCGCCTTGGAAGGGGTAAACTCAACGGTAGCGGAGACAATCGCTAGGCACGATTGGTTGTATAAAGTTCTTGCGCATGAAAAGGTGATTCTGGATGAAGAAAATAGAAAGGTACTTGCCTGTTTTAAAGAAAGACAGAAAAGGAAAGTACCGTGCTTCAGTTCACAAGGATCCTTACGGCAAGTATGTGAAATTCGAAGAACACGCAAAAAGAATGGCTTCACTGCGAAACGAACTGTCCACGCAAGAAACACTAAGAAGGCGCATACGCGACCTGGAGGAGGAGAATGAGCGGTTACTATGTATTTGTGGGTCCCATGAACTTCACCACTTTTAACGTTGAAGGCCCCTACCAGGGGCCTTTTCTTTTGACAAGAGCGAGAGCAGCAAAACGCTGACTCGTTCGGTTAAACAGCAAAAGAATTGATTTGCGGGCTATTTCATGAGCGAGATGTAAGACAGCAGAAGATCAACACGATTCAGCCAGCCTTCCCGTGCCCAAGCCATTTTTCCAAGACCTCTTCTACGATATTCAGAAAAGCGCAGAGCTATCATGGTATAAGCTAGAGCAGTGTGGTTTTCTTTCTTCAGGGCGAGCTTGGTAATACTACCAATATCGCCATCAACCTTAATGTACTCGGAGCCAGCGAGAAGATTAAGGGATTTCTGAAGAAGTTCGGCGGCGTCAAGGTTTGCATCATTCGGCTTGCCAAGGCCCATGTTCACGTAGGAATCACAGAAAACTTCACGCAGACGGCGATCAAAAAGGTACCAGTATTTGAAAAGCAGGTTGGAATAAAATTTTGAAACGCGCCTTTCAAACTCAGGACCACTCGTAATGCCCTTGTCAACGAGTTCCCAAATATCACAGGTGGGATGATATTTTCTGGAGATGCCCCAGGCCGTCTGTTTACCTGGATCTCTGGGATCATTGGTCACTGAGCGATCTTCCCTGTCCATAAGAAATTTGAAAAAGTTTTTCCATTCTTCAGATTCCAGCATGGCAGTGAACATCTCCTGTCTTTCATGCGGTTTAGTAATCTGATCTACGTCGATCATAAGCCCCTCCTAAATGGAACAACAGTGAGTTGATAAGCACCGACGAATTGGTAACAAGACAAACAATCTTTGTTGCATACCCTACGGGGATCAAGGCATCCTTTCTTTTCGGGGGAGTAAGACGGGAATCCACCAACACGCACACCTAAGTACATACCGTAAGAAGTGAACACAAACTTACCGCTATCTTTCAAAGCTTCCTTGAAAATGTCATCACAAACGGAACGAGGCAGAATTGCACATCGGTAAAGCCAATCGTGGATCACAGCAGCGCGTTTACCTTTGTGTCCGAACAGCCAGTAGAGTAAAGGGGCTCTGGGGACAGAAGGACCATCCGAAACCATACCGGAGGGTACAGTGATTTTCAGTTGATGTTTTTCCGAGTAGTACACCAAATCTTGCAGAAGCATGAAATAGGTGTCGTCCAGTTGCCGGATGTCGAATTCTGTCAACCAAGCCATTACTTGCCGCCTTGTAGAAGTGTCTGAAGGAGTAGCTGTATTGTTTTGTCTTGGTGGCTGGTCTGGCTTTCGATGCCGCCTTTCACAGTACCATTCGTATTTGTTTCAAAAGAGACACCATTAAGCTCCTGATCCCAAAAACGGCTGTACTTAACATGGTAACCCGAAGGTGTGTCCATCTCAAAAGAAGCACAACCGCTAAGAAGGATCAAACAAAGTATAAGCTTCCTCATCATCCCCTCCAAAATATTTCCTTTTCTTTACTTCAGCTTCATAATCTATTTGAGATTTGAAGTCTAAAAAAGCTTCCTCTTCAACACCTTTTTCTACAGTATCAGCAAAAAAAGAACACATCCTTTCCAAAATCAATATTTGACGAGGTGTAAGCCATAAACAAACCCCTGTCATATAAGCATCAAAAGGGTTACGTTTTCCTCTTTCGCTATAACTCATCACAATGTCCTGTTGCTAATAACATCCCAAATCATAGCAAAATCATCAAGAGTCATGCCCTTAATCTGTGTCTCAATAGACTGTTGCCATGCCAGAATCCCTGTGCCGATATTTGTGGCCGCATCAGCATTCGCTACAATCTTTTTAGCCAATTCATCACGTGAGCAACCCCTGACAGCACACAGGGCATCTATGAGGGGCGTTTGAACTGCCAATAATGCTCTCGCTTCAGCTTCTTGCTGTGCCCAAGATTCCTTTTCTAGAACTGAATAATTGGAAAGAATGGACTGATAAAGAGTATTCACTTTACCGTAAAGATAGGCCAACGCCTGACATTTTTTGTAAGCTAATTCTAGTTCAGGATCAGACGGAACCATGATACTGCCTAAGAACTCAAAATTAGCAAAATCTTCATCAGTTGCTTTGTGAGCATCAGGCAAGTAAAACACTTGATAAATATTGTTTATCAAATCTTTATAAAGGAAAACTTCGTATTCTGAGTGTCTATGTTCCAAGTCTACAACTTTTTCCTCACCATAAAACAATTCTAAATTGGCAGATACAGCCAGCATAAAAACCTCACAGCATGATCATTGATGGTTTAAATCCAGTTAAGTCCAATTTCTGGGGATCATAAAATTCAAAACCTTTTTCAGTATAAAAACAGTTGGTCATGTGCATTCTTCCATCTGGGAATTTTCCAACAGAAATGCCAAATGGAACTGCAAATTTCCAATTTTCTGCACATTGAATTTCTTTCACTTTTCCGCAAAGAATAAGGGCTAAATCGTCGCAATCACAAGAATCAGTTCTCCATTTGAATTGTTTTTCAGCATAGAGAGTGATCTGGTGCAACATGAAATCTTTAGAAGTTACAAAATATTTTTTATCCAAACGAGGAATATAAACCCATTTATACAATTTACGTATTTCTGAAGTAATAAAATCCCCGGAGATTTCCATAAAAACCTCATGTGTAATTCTTGTGTAAAACCAAAAGAAATGTGCCCCACCTGCCCTTAAACGTCCCTAATTCAAAATATGGTTGAATTTTATAAGTTCCTTTTACTAATTTTTTTTCTGGGGGACAGACATGTCTAAAAACAAGATCATTCATTTCTAAAGTAACAGGCCATTCCTCTTCAATTTTTGTATCAGGGGGGATAACAAAAAATTTATAATTCACCATTCCGGTGAATGATTCCACATTATTTATATGAGCGTCTATTACTAGACCTTCCACTCCTTCATATATTTTTGCATCATTTGCCATTTGTCACCTCAAGAAAGAAGCCCCTTTCGGGGCTATTGTTGTTTAAGCAGGTGGATTCTCAGTTGCAGCTATTGCAAATTCTCCAGCAAAGTTTCCCGTCGATAATGGGGTATCTTCAGCATTGTTTACTGTAACTCTAGCGTAAACCGTTACAAGATCATCAGCAGAACTGCAATCCATATCTGCCGGATTTATGCTTGCCGCGTAGTCAACATTATTCAAAGAAACTTCCCAAGTAATCCCAGACTGCTCTGTAGAGGGAGTAATTGAGATTGAAGTGTAACCACCGATATTTGTATTTCCATCCTGAGAAGCAACAAGGTAGAGTGTTACCGGAGCACTTGTTTTTGTTCCCCCAGTTTTATCAATCGTAACTGCACAAACAGCCGGATTTGTCATAGCCCCATCTTCAGAAAGATAATTGTAAGCGGGGGCGTTGTTTTTTGAAAGTTTGAGACTCATAAAACCTCCTTAGATTTTTACTATGGTTATTTTATTGGTAGATTCTAATGCTTTTACCACGTAAGATGCGGAATCTTTGGAAATAACGGTTATGCCGTAAGATTCAAAATCAACCTTAGCTATCTGTGAAAAATCAACCCCAATCACATTTACTTTTCCATCCTGTATTATCGCGTATCCGAATGAAACGCCCGAAATTATATCTTGGAATTCAGAATAAGTTTTTGATACTTTTCCCTGAACATCAAAACTGAACACGATTTCAGTATAGATTTTTGCAGAAATATCCTGGGTTAAGTTTATTTGAGATAAACACGAAACTTTCTGATCAAAGATAGATGATATTTCCGATCTTATTTTTGCAGAAATATCCTCCTGCACAGAAAAATCAGTGCTGATCTTTGCTAAAGCATCCATACTAACATACCAATTCCCGATGAGAGAAACAACACAAGATGCGTCTTGGTAGATAACATGTGAGAAGCTGTTTCTACACAAAACATCGTAGGATTTTGATAAATTTTCTGAGATGGAAACTTTATTATCCATTTGGCAGAAATTAGCTAATTGTGTTTTAACGGACACTGAATTATCAGAAACCAAATTATATTTTCTTGATACCTTAATTACTTCATCTTGATTTTCTGTGTAGATGGAAGAAACCTTTACATTTCCATCTTGAGTTGAAATTACATATTCCAGTATTTTTGATTTTCCATCAAAAATTAATTCCTTAGCGGAAGATATTGTGGATTTTGCATCTTGTGTGTTCTCAGTTAAAGCGGATATTTTTACCCTAGAATCCTGAATAAACCCAAAAATAGAAGATACACTTGCTTGAATACTCTGGACTAAACTATATGGCGTTCCTCCACCCGCCACATACTCCACACCAGCCGCATATTCCCAATCGCTCGGTACGCCATTGGTGAATTTTCTGATGCGGGTGTAGTACGTACCGCTGACAAGTCCCGTGGACTTGACGTATTCCAGAACGTCAGAATCAAAATTTCCTACATCAGCCCATTCGCCGTCATCGACCTTGATCTGAAGTTCCCAGTGGTTGACGGAGGGGAGGAAGTAGATCGGGGCTGTGCGCTTCTCTTTGATAAGACCAGCCAACATGGGGTCTGTTTTATTTGCGAGGATTGCTATTTCAGCGGAGGAGAGGGCGCGGTTGTGAATAATTGGGTCAGCAATCCTGCCAA